GTATCAAGGGACACCGAGATGCAGTGATTGATGGCATGACTGTAGACGTTAAGTCTGCCTCACCCTATGCCTTCAAGAAGTTTAAGGAAGGCAACCTACGGGACGATGATCCCTTTGGATATATCTCACAGCTTTCCTCCTACGTGTACGCAGCCAAGGATGATCCTCTCGTTACCAACAAGACTGCTGGTGCTTTCTTGGTTATTGACAAGGTGAACGGGCACATCTGCCTAGATGTCTATGACTTCGAGGAAGAGTTGAAGACTAAAGAGCAAGAGATGTTGGACACCAAAGAGATGGTAGCTGGCCCTATCCCTGAGGATCGTATCCCTCCAGTGCCTCAGTCTAAGACTAGCCCTAACACCAAACTGGACATGACCTGTAACTACTGTGAGTTTAACCGCATCTGCTGGCCTGAGGCTCGTACTTTCCTGTACAGCACAGGCCCCACACACCTTGTTGACGTAGTAAACGAACCACGGGCCTTTGAGGTAGAACGCAATGCGGAACTCTAATGCTGCACTTAAACATGGGTACAGGTCAGGGCTAGAGGATCGTATCTCTAAGCAACTCAAGGCCCTATCAGTCCCTGTTAAGTACGAAGAGTTTAAGATCAAGTATGCTATCAATGAGGTCAGGACTTACACCCCTGACTTCGAACTTCCCAACGGTATCATCATCGAAAGTAAGGGAAGGTTTGTTGTAGCAGATAGAAAGAAACATCTTCTCATAAAGAAACAACACCCAGACCTTGACATTCGTTTCGTATTCTCCAACTCTAGGGCTAAGATCAACAAAGGTTCCAAGACTACCTACGGTATGTGGTGTGACAAACATGGGTTCCTTTACGCAGACAAACTAATCCCAGAGGAGTGGATCAAATGGCCGCAATAGAAATACACAAATTTATCGAAGGTCCGTTTGAATTGGGTGACAACGCATGGTATAATTTGTGTCTTGCTCTACTGTCAGATGGTGTTTGGGCTGAGGTAGAACTGTACTACTCAGAGTTCAATGCAGCATACGAGGACTCAGTCAATATAAATCGTAGCCCATACCCACTGGAGGTTGATGACGGATGTTTGATTACGAATCTAAACTAAGAGCACTCGTAGAAAACTATGGGTTGATGATCTTACTGGAGCAGAATGAGATCACGGAAGAGTTTGTAGTCAGGTTCTTGATTGATGAAGGTCTCTTGGACTTTGATGACTACATAAATGTTGATGAAGAAATGGAAGAATGGAAAAGGATTGAAGAATGATTACGCAAGATGACATTGATACTATGGGCATGAGCTACTACGAACCTTACTCATCACAGGACTACAGCCTATGGGTTGAGGACAAGATCGTTACTGAAGGACAGACACGTCTAGTAGAGAATGTCCTTGGCCTTGTAGGTGAGGCTGGTGAGGTAGCTGAGAAGATCAAGAAGCAGATCAGGGATGGCTCTCGTGTCTCTAACGAGGAGATCGTAAAGGAGTTAGGTGATGTTGTCTTCTATGCTACAGCACTAGCCAACTACCTGGGGTATGACCTGCAAGAAGTACTTGACCGTAACATTGATAAACTTGACAGCCGTGAGGCACGAGGTGTAATCAAAGGCTCAGGGGATAACAGATGAGTTGGTTCTGGAGATACGTCAACTTCCTTGCCACATGGCGTGAACATCGTAAGGCAGTCAAGATACTCAACACTCTAACTGACCGTGAGCTAAAAGACATTGGCATGAACAGGTCAGACATTGACCGCCTAGTGTGGCTACAAGAAGACAAAGACAACCGAGGAAGAGAAATCAAATGAGCAACCAACTACCAACAGACTACCAATCATTCATCCACAAGTCACGGTATGCCAAGTACCATGAGGGTTCGGGCCGTGAGTCATGGGAAGACACAGTGACTCGTTTCTCTGACAACGTCATCCGTGACATGGTTGACCCTAAGACTAAGTACGACCTAGAGCAAGCCATCATGGGCCTTGAGGTTATGCCATCCATGCGTTCACTCATGACAGCTGGTGCAGCTGCTGAACGTGACAACACCTGTATGTACAACTGTAGCTACCTAGCCGTAGATGACCTTAAGTCCTTCGATGAGGCGATGTTTATCCTCCTCTGTGGTACTGGTGTTGGCTTCAGTGTCGAACGTCAGTCCATCACTAAGCTCCCCGAAGTCCCTGGTGAACTCTTCGATAGTGAGACTAACATCGTCGTCAAGGATAGTAAGGAAGGTTGGGCTAAAGCTCTGCGTCAATTGATTGCACTCCTGTACAGTGGTGAGGTTCCTACGTGGGATGTGTCTAAGGTACGTCCAGCTGGTGCTCCACTCAAGACATTCGGTGGTCGTGCATCTGGTCCAGCACCTTTGGTTGATCTGTTTAACTTCACCATTGCTACATTCAAGAAAGCATCTGGTCGTAAGCTGTCATCCGTTGAATGTCACGACATCATGTGTAAGATTGGTGAAGTAGTTGTTGTAGGCGGTGTACGTCGATCAGCTATGATCTCTCTAAGCAACCTGTCAGATGATCGTATGCGTTCAGCTAAGTCTGGTTCATGGTGGGAGAACAATCCACAACGTGCATTGGCTAACAACTCTGTATCGTACACTGAGAAGCCAGACAACCTGTCCTTCATGAAAGAGTGGATGGCATTGGTTGAGTCAGGCTCAGGTGAACGTGGTATCTTTAACCGTGAGGCATCTAAGAAACAGGCAGCCTTGAATGGTCGTCGTGATTCTAACTACGAGTTCGGGACCAACCCGTGTTCGGAGATCATCCTCCGTCCAAGCCAGTTCTGCAACCTAACCGAGTGTGTAGTACGTGCAACGGATACCCTTGAGACACTGTCTGAGAAGGTTCGCCTAGCTACCATCCTTGGTACGATCCAGTCTACCTTCACTAAGTTCCCGTACTTGCGTAAGCAATGGACAGACAACACAGCAGAAGAACGTCTGTTGGGTGTGTCACTAACTGGCATCATGGACAATCCCTTGATGACCCTCAAGAACAAAGGATTGGATAAGACCCTTGCACACCTTAAAGAAGTTGCTGTGGAAACTAATGCGAAGTGGGCTGCTCTACTCAATATCCCTGTTGCTGCTGCTATTACTTGTGTCAAACCATCAGGGACGGTCTCTCAACTCGTTGATAGTGCCTCAGGTATCCATGCCCGTCACTCACCCTACTACATCCGTACCGTGCGGGGAGACAACAAAGACCCACTGACACAGTTCATGAAGGATCAAGGTATCCCCAACGAACCTGATGCCTTTAAGCCTGACCAGACTACCGTGTTTAGTTTCCCTATGAAGGCACCTGATGGGGCTGTATGCACCAAGGACATGACAGCTATTGAACAGCTAGAGATGTGGTTGATGTACCAACGTAACTGGTGTGAACACAAACCATCTGTGACTATCAACGTCAAGGGTGAGGAGTGGCTAGAGGTAGGTGCCTTCGTATACAAACACTTCGATGAGATGTCAGGTGTATCGTTCCTACCTTTCAACGAACATACGTATCAGCAAGCACCATACCAGGACTGTAGTAAGTCAGACTACGAAATGCTTAAGTCAGTGATGCCTGAACGTATTGACTGGTCTAAACTTTCAGAGTATGAGAATGAGGACAACACTTCTGGTAGCCAGACACTTGCTTGCTCTGGTGACTCCTGTGAAATCGTAGACCTAACCTAAGGAAACCTTATGTACACTGTCATAACTCGCAATCAATGTAACTTCTGTGATACAGCCAAAGCCCTGTTGAAAGGAGCAGGGCAAGGCTACATAGAATACAACGTGCAGTCAGATAGCTCTAGGTGGGTGTTGTCCCTGATGAAACAGGCAGGTCTTAAGACTGTACCTCAAATCTTTTCATCAGATGGTACTCACATTGGAGGTTACACTGAGTTGAAACAACTTATTGGTAACGTAGAAGGGAGTGAGGTATGATTAAGAGACCTTTCAGTAAAGCATTGTACGAAGCCTATGATGCTCCTGCTCGTAATGCCCTAGTCATCTACCTTGAGGACAACGGACATACTATCGTCAACAACCAAGAGAACTACAATGTTGATGTAGTCTCTCAGAAGAATGGCCTCACCTACTACAACGAGGTCGAAGTTAAGACTGCATGGAAGGGTGACTGGCCTACACACTGGGCTGAGGTACGCCTACCTGAACGTAAGAGACGTCTCAAAGAGAAACACACGGATGGTGTACTTAACTTCTACATCTTCCGTCCTGACTTCAAACAGGCATGGCGCATCAAGGATACACTGCTAACTGATGAGTCCCTCCGAGAAGCTAAGGGTCGGTACATCGTTAAGGGAGAGAAGTTCTTCCACATCCCTTACACTAAAGCAGAGTTGGTTAAGCTATGAACGATAAAGAACCACCAAAGAAACAATCCCGTACTCGACGTAAGACAACATACAAGGGTGCATCAGCTAAACCTGTGTCAGGTATTGTACCTAAGACAGACAACCAAGGTAAACTTATTGAGGCCATTAAGAATAGCAAACAGGTTCTGATCCTTGGCCCTGCTGGTACAGGTAAGACATACGTTACTGCTACCTGTGCAGCTGACCTGTACACCCTCAAAGAGATCGACAAGATTGTTATCACACGTCCCCATGTAGCTGTAGGTAAGGACATTGGCTACCTACCTGGTACACTAGAGGAGAAGGCACAGCCTTGGGCATTACCTGTACTGGATGTCCTAGTTAAACACCTTGGCAAGGGTGCTGTAGACACAGCCCTGAAGTCTGGTAACATTGAGGTAGCTACCCTAGCTCTTA